AGTCTGCACTAATTAAGTGTGTAATCTTGTATTTTTTCATTAAAGAGTTTCTTCAACATCCAACTCAAATTGATATAAAACATTACCATCTTTGTCTGCTCCAACTCCACCAAATTCTTGCATATCATTTGTAAGATGCACAGTAAAAGGAACATTATCATAAGTGACTACTGAATCATCTGTTAAAGCTGTTAATAAAGGTGGCTCTATAGTAAGTGTTGCTTCATTTGAGCCATCTGCTGTCACATCAGCAACAACCATATAAACTTTGTTATGTGATGCAAACTTTATGTAGTCTCCAGCTTTTAAAGTTCCTGTCATGCCATCAACTGCAATAGTTGTATCTCCTACTGCGTGGACACCATTAACTAATACTGTTCCACTTACATTACCTCTAGCATCTTCTATTTCAGGTGGAATTATTGTAAAGTTTTCTTTTCTTGATCTTTGCTTCATAATAAAAGCCATTAGTTCTCCATAAACATCTGATCTTTTTGCTACAATTATTCTAGCTGTAAAACTAAATCTTTGATTACCAACTTGTCTTGATAATTTTTTACCTGATATAGATTTTGATATTAAAGTATCTTGTGTTGATCTGATACCTAATGTTTCAAATTTTGCAGTTGATATTGGAAACGCACCAGACATTATATTAACTCTCCTCTACCTTTTTCAGCCAAAGCACTATTTATAATAGATGATATTGTTCCTCTGTTTTCTATAAGTGCTTGGTCAAATCCTCTTGAATCTATTGTGTTAATTGTGAAGTTCACATTTACTGCTCCACTACCTGTACCTCTAGCTGATTGTGTTATTTGACCTGATGAGTTTGGTATAAACATTTCTGCTCCTCTTTCTCCTACAATAGTTGGCTGACCTTTTCTAACAGCACCACCTGAAGCAAATAGTTTTAAACCACCACCACTACCACCACCCATAGCACTTAAAACCATTTGTAAAGCAATCTGTCTTTTTAATGATGACTCTTGTTTTTTCATGGATGTCAATTTATCTTCTTCTTTTTTAAATAAAGTTTCACTAAGTATTTTTTCAATACCTTTTAAAGCAATCATTTCTATAGTTTTTGCAAGAATTTCTACTAAAATGCTTTGTGCTAATTCTTTAAATGACACATTAAGAGATTTACCAAGTACAACTGCTTCAGCTATTGATCTTGAAAATCCACTTGTTAATGAATTTATAGTTCCAAGTATTTCTGATGATAAAGAAAATTCATTGTTTTGTTTTCTTAATTTAGACAATAGTTCTTCAGCAAGAGTATCTTGTCCTTTTACTGATTTTTCTATTTTTTGTTGTTCATCAAAAATATTTCTGTTCGCACCTATAATTCTTTCAAGTGATTTTTGCTCTGATTTTTTTACTGCATCAACAAGTTTTTTATTAGACTCAAATATGTTAAAGTGTATTTTTTCTTGTTTTTCTAATTCTTTTGTTATTTTTTTTTGACTTGATATTTGTGGTAAAAGCATTGTTGGGTCATAAGCTTTTTTATTTGCTTCTAAATTTTTATTAATTTTTTCTTCAACATCATCTATTGCTTTTCCTAAAGCAAAAAAAGTAGCTGTTGCCGCCGCAACTGAAGCCGCTACTAGGGCTAATCCAGCACCACTTAATGATACTAAAGCCCTCATACCAGCAACAATAGGTATTAATGCTCTACCAATATCAATAAATGTTTTTGCAATTTTTATGGATATAAAAGTTTTAAAAGCTATTACTACTTTGTCTGAGTGTTCAGCTAAAAATTTAAAACCATTTACTAATCTTTCAACTGCCACAGCTAAACCTGTTCCTATAGTAATTGCTATGTTGTCCATTGTTTCTGAGTTTTGCTCTAATGATTTATTCAAATCTCCAAATTGCGTTTTTAATTGTGCAAAAAAACCAGCATCTAATAAAACTTTTTTAAAATTAAAAACTTTATCTCCAATCATTGATAAAGTTCCCTCTAATGTTTTTGCTAGTTCATCAGTTGAATTTCCAAACTTTCCACCTCTACCAAATACTTTATTAAAAGCTTCTACTGTTTCTTCTATTGAAACTGTTGCTCCAGCTTTAAAGCCAAGCATATTTCTTACACCTTTTTCTCTAAATAAGTCTGCCGCACCAATACCAGCACTAAATGATCTTTGTATTTGTTCAGCCGCAGTTCTAAAATCTAATCCTGTTGTTGCCGCAACATTACCTGTGATCTCCAACATATTTTGAAGATCATCTGCATTATCTGTGACAGTTGCTAATATACCTGACCCTCTTGATATTTCTTCCAAAGAAAATGGAACTTTAGAAGCAAATTTTGACATATTGTCAAAAGCTTTTGCTCCCTCCTCAGTATTTTTTAATAAAAATTTTAGTCTTACTTTTAAATTTTCTACTTCTTTTCCTGTATTGACTAAATTTCTGATAACTAAACCAGCACCTAAACCAATAAAAGCATTTTGAAGATTGAATACAGCACCCCTTAATTTGGTCAAACCATTTCTTAATGCACCTAAAGATTTGGTTGCTTTATCTCGTGCTACTACATCTATGAATAATTTTTGACTAGCCATTATTTATATTTACTTAATTGTTGTTGTGCCTGTCTTTGGTTTTTATACTCATCTTGCTCTTTTTTCAAGTAAGCTATCCAAAGATTAAAATGGCTCATTGGCATATCCAACACTTTTTGAATAGGAAGTTTCAGCCTATCAGCAACCACTAACATATGGTAGGTGTCAGGGTCGCTATTTACTTTTTTTCGGCTTCCTCTAATGATGATTCTGCTAATATTTTATTTGAAATAGATGCAATAACATTTGAATCTGCGTTTCTTCTTAATTCAAATTTATCTTCTAATTTAAAAGCTTTTTTAAGATTACCTTTTTCATCTTTGACCTGAAGCTTCATAACCAATAAATCTACAAGTACATTTAAGTCTTGAAAGTTATTAGATTTTTTGAAGATAATGTTTTTTTCTTCAAGTGTTAAAGGCTCAGAATAAAATACTGATGGATTACCAGCTTCGTCTTTCCATTCAGGAACTTCAATAACTGTAGTTTGTAAAGTCTCAAAATGAGATTTTACTCTATCTATAACTGACATAAATTATTATTCAGTTCCTATTGTCAAAGCATCAGTTCCTTGAAAAGTCACACTTCTTGAAACAATACCATCTAAAGGCTGTGATACAGACATACCTGTGACTATACCAGCACCCTCAAATTTTCTGTCTCCTGATGAACTTCCCTCAGGTAATAATTTAAAAGTCACACTTGCACCAGCAGTTAGTGATGTTTGACCACTATCTGTTTCGTCAAA